TGTTTCTAAGAATGCCTCATTGAGAGACATGTTTGCATTGAATGCAGTATAATAAGTGTTATAAGCAAGAATGTCGAGAAGATAAGACGCAGCAGATCCCTCAAAGTCATAATCCGTAAACTCAGATCGAGTCCTAAGGTATGATCTTATAGATTCCTTGATTTCAAAGAAATCCAAGGAGGTTAATTCTGATGGTACTGCAGGCATTACGTCCTCTCTAGTATGAAATCGATTTCTTTCACGATTGATTCACCTACGATGACATATTCAACACGCACATCTAGAGAATTGTAGTCAGGACCGTCTGTGACGTCCACTGAAGTGACTCTGATGCGTTTTTCGTATTTCTCAAGGGTTGAGATGATCTCGTCTTTAATTGCCTCACCTGTAAAAACGTCATAAGGCTCAAAAAGTAGTCCAGTTACTCTAGACCCGACTGCATTTTGAAAAGGTTTCTCACCAACGTCGGTTTTGACCAGATTTAAGACTGCCTGTTTGATTGCATTCTCATTTTTGACAGCACCAAAGTCGCGGCTGTTAGGATTTGCTTTGAAAGACATCGCAAAATCTCTAAAACCACGACTTATATTCTTATCTGATCGAATTCTGTATGACACTATACATTAGCGTAAGTTTTGCCATTACGAATTTTTTCCTTTTTAATAAAACGTCTTTCAGATCCGTAGTCAGTGATCAACACTTTACCACTTCTGATGAATTCATCCGATCTATCGACTATCACCATGGAAAAACAAGGTAGTTAATTATATTTAGCCTTGTCCGCGATACTTTTTTCTCGCTTCATTTGAGGAGGTTGCAGAATACTTGGTATTCTTCCCTCTTCCTTGTCTAGTTTTCTTTGGAGTTGCTTTTTGTTTTTGGGTGTTGTTATAAAGAGCCATAATAATTGGGTAAGTTTACTATCCTGCCCAGACATTCATAGATCCGTAAGCAACTACGGAAGAGCAGGGGTATGAGAAGCCAGGAAACCCGACTCCCAAGGGGTCTAACTGTCGTGCAACCAATCTCTTGAGTGCAAACACAGTTAGGGTTGTAGGATATACAGTCCTATCATGTCCAATACCTTTATCCTCTGTCGTTAATACCGAGCAGGGGTAGGGTGTTGGTTTTGGGCACAAAGATTTTCCACATGGACACATATGAATGACTATGTTTGTGCATGCAGATGGGTGTTTAATGAATTTATCACCCGCCAACATGATTGGAAAACCATTGACTAATACTGTAGCACGATTTGGTGCTAAAGGTGTCATTGGCACTAATGGTAGTGGTGGCCACCAACAAGAGTATTCTTTGATGCGAATAGATCTAGTCCTAGGAATAGCACCACATGCCTCTGTGCTATGCACAACAGGCGGTAGACAGAGACCATGCCCTGAGCATGGTAGTCCGTTGATAGCAGCAACTGGTTTAAGAAATCCAAATGCCATTATCCTTCACCTCTGAGCTCCCTTCCGTCCAGATATGGGTATTTATCTTGGCACTCATCGAAGTATGGATTTCCTAGGTTTTTGATACTTCGTGACAGAGCATTTGTGCCACCAGTCAGATAATTAAGGACTTCCATCTTTCCTGTGTAGTCCCCCATTTTGATCCTGTAACGCTCTGTTTCCATACGTTTAGGGTCAATGGCAATAGAGCAGTCTGCAACGTGCTCTAGGGCATTACAGTTGTTGCACAGACCACTACCGCTACCTGGCCAACTAGACGTCCA